TATGAGCTGCCGATGGTCAACGATGAAGCTAACGATATTGTCAGGTGATCCTTCTGCTGTAGCGAAGTCAAGCCCGTCAAAAGTTGTATCACCAAACCCAGATATGTAAAACTGCCCAGTCCCTGGCCGGTTGAAAACAAACAGGTCATCAAGGTAATCAACCCGGTCAGACCCGTAAAAATCAGGGTCAGTAATCTGGGTTAGTACGGATGTGGCCAGCGTGACAGTCCATCCTTGCGCGCTCCCGTCAACGATCACCGCCACCAATCCGTTATCAGCAATCGAAACCGGCCCCGAGGTGGTGCCGATGGTGCCCAGCAAAGTCGCCGCCCAGGCAGATGTCACGCTGTAGACGCTGGAGCCCTGCACCGCGATCATGTCGCCGGTCGTGGGCGTCCACAGTGCGCGCAGGCCACCCGTGCCGCCCAGCGTGGCCAGCAGGCGAAGGCCAGGCGTGCCAATCAGCGCGGCAACGTTCTTGCCGGTTCCGGATTCGTCTTTTTCTGCAAACAGGTTGACGCAGCGTTGATGATTGAGGTTGCTGCTGCGGGCCAGGTAGGCGCCGCCGACGATGGGGATTTGCATTACACTGCCCCCATGGAATTCACCGATTGGCTCATTCTCAAATTCTTTGTGTTGTGCATTGCGGCCTTTGTCTGGAATTTCTGGATGGCGTTCACTGGGCGTAAGTAACCGGCGCCGTGCGGTACAGCATCTGCAGGGTTTGCTGGCCCTTTTTCGTGTCCATCAACTGCATCAACTTGCTACGCTGAGACGATCCAGGCTGCAATGCCTGCACCAGCTCATCAGGGTTAGCCAGCAGCTTTGACAGCGCGTTATTACGCGTTCCAGCCGCCGTTTCGCGTAAGCGACTGAGCATCGGCCCGGTGAACGCGCCAATGCCAGGAATGCGCGTCGCCAGCAGGTTGACCGTCTTGCTGTCCAGTAGTCCGAGGTTATTCAAGGCTTCCAGCTTTTGCGCTGTGTCCGAGCCACTCACGCGCCCCAGGCTTTCGGCGCCGATACCGCGTTCAACCGCCTTGCCGACTTCTTTCAAGGTCGCCAGCTCCTGTTCTGTGAACAGCTCACGCGAAGCGCCTGACCTCGATTCCATCCACTTCAGATACTTGCTTGTCAGGTCGCCCGCCACATTGGACGTTCCCGCGCCTTCGGTGACTGCGTAACGCTTCAGCTCGTCGGCCAGGTCCGATCGATTGCCGATCAGCTTTTTAAAGGCTTTAACGTCCTCGACTTGCGAACGCCGACCGGAAAAGAACTTGCCCGGAATCTCTGCCCCTTGCAATGCAGTCTGTCCGTCGCCACCCTGGCGAAACATGCCGATCTGCGGCCCGGTTTCAAACTGCGCTTTTTTGGCACCGTGCGCGGCCAAGGCTTCGCGATACGTGTCCGCCATGTCTTTGGCGAAAAACTCGCCAGGTGCTGCCGACCCACCAGCCGCCCGGTTGATTCGGAAGTCAACCTCATCGATCATCTTTTTAAGCGCTGCGCTTTCCTTTGTGGCCCCATCTTTGGCCACAATCTTTTTCCATGCCTCGTTCATGCTGGAGCGCAGGTTTTGCACGGTGTTGAACGGCACTGTCTTGGCGATGGTTTCAGCGCCCGGCGCATCCCCCATTGCGAACTCGGACAGGCGCTGCATGCCGTTGCTCTCCACCTGATCATTGGCGTAAATCTTGCGCCCGCCGCCATTGCGCAGCGCATCCATCAGGGTTGCCGGATCGTTATCAGGAATGAAGCCGCGCCGGTGCATTTCCTCCGCCACCAGATCGGCTGATTTACCTGTTTTGTTGTTGATCAGGCCAGTGGTGCCCGACTGCTTGATTCCCAAGTCGCGCAACTCGCCCGAGCCGCCCTTCATTCCGCCCATGGAACGCACCGCCTTTTCAAGCGTCTGGCTGTTGTTGGCGGTTTCTTTTGCCAATGGCGCAACTGCTGGGATTTCTTGCGTGCCCACTCGTTTGGCCGTGGCAATGGCCTCCGCTGCCTTACCGCCCGTGCCAAAGGTTCCTTCACCCAGATACCGGCTTTTTTGCGCCATCATTTCGTCAATTGGCAGATACAGAGCCGACTCATTGAATGGATCAACCGCTTCAAACAGACGATCGACCTTCTCTCCTGCCTTCAGGTGCGCCGGTTTGGCGTAAGCCTCAAGGGCCCCGCCCGCCCGCTGCGCCGCGTCCTGTACCGTCAGATCAATCGGCGCGACACGCTCCAACGCATTGCGGTAAGCGCCTTGCTGCACGCGTTCGGCATCGCCCAGGCCATTGGCGCCAGCCGTCTTCAGAGTGCGTTGCAATTGGCTGGTGATCGGGTTTTGCAGGATCTGCGGCACGGTCGCCTGATAACCCGGGATCATGCCCGGGCCGCGCTGCGTGACCGTCTGCGCCAGCTCATCGGCTGACATGCCAAGCGATTGCGCCAACTTGTTCGCAAGATGGGTTTCGGGCGGTCGTTTGACATAGCGCACCAGGTCACCCGTTCCGCGCCCGATGGCCCCGGCTACTTTCAAGGCGCCCGGCAAAGCGCCACCGATCATGGCCCCGATGCCCGAATCGCGTGGGTCAACCATGCCAGCAGAGATGCCGCCGACCGTGGCCCCGGCACCAGTGCGCATGGCGAGATCCCTGATCGTACTCATGCCGCCGCCCGTGGTCATGCCGCTGGATTGCAGCGCCTGCACCAATGGCGCAGCCTTGGCGCCATAGCCCGCCACGTTCGCCAGCCGTGCAATGGCATTGCCCGCCACCCCTCCGGCGCCCGCCGTGCCCGCGATCTCGCCGCCGAGCTTGCCACCCTGATACATCCAGGAATCAGGCTCTGCGCCCATGGATTGCAAAGCGTCATCCATGGACTGACGCCGAACCGCATTCTCTTGCGCCGTGTCGCCGCCGAGTGCGTTCGGTAACGCCCGCATGACAGTGGCGCCAATCGACCCAGCACCGCGCACCGCACCCGCCGCAAGATTGCCAACGCCTTGCATAAAGCCGCCTGATTCATCGACCGGTTTAGCCGTCGCCAGATCAAACCCGCCAGCCTTCACCGGCCGCGCCGTCGCCAGATCAAAAGCCATTACCGAACCTCCTCAAACTGCTTACCATCAGGGCTCACATAAGCTTTATTACCGTTGGCATCTGTGTGGAGCGCCCATCCACGATTGTTTTTTGCACCGCCAGGTGACTTTCCTGGTGGCAATGCGCCAGCATCAAAAGGCTGTTCGTTCGGAATATATTTGCGCTCAATGGCAGCCAATGCCCGGCGATTCGATTCGACATCGAGCGTCGGATCTGTCGCCGTTGCCATCCACAGTTTCAGCTCTGCGTTTGAGTCCATTTGCTTCGCAGACATTCCTGTAGCCTTCATCAGCGCCGCTAGAAGAGCGGGCCGGGTCATGGCAATATCATTACGTGCCGACTGATTCTGTGTGCCAAAGGCCCGGCCAACTGCCTGACCTAAGCCGGAAGAACCAGAAGCCGCCGCCATGTTGCTCAGTGCCCCGCGCTCAGTGCTGGTAATGCCTCCACCATTCTCCAGCCGATCATAAGCGTCTCGCAACGTGGCCACCGCTGAATCAACATCGGATGCGCCAAGAGCTTTCTGCTGGGCTATTGCGCTTGATTTTGCATCAGCCGGTCCACCTGGGATAGCCTGCATGCTTCCGTCAGGTAAGAAACGATAGCCTGATGGCGCCTTACCTCCTTGCAATAATCCAGCTTCGTGCTGAACCGCCGACTGCTCACGCGACAACCGCGAATTGTTCGCAGCGCTGTCCGTTGAATACTTGCTAGATGCAGCCGAGCGCAGGCTGTTGTCCGTCGATGTCTGCGCAGATAGCCGGGCGTTTGCATCTGGCGAGGTTTGCGCTAGCTGATCCTTGGCACTCATAACAGATGCTTGGCCTTGATCCAACCATTCGGCAATCTCTGCCGGTGTTTTATTTTCGCCGTCTTGCAGTAATTGCTGTGCCTCTTCTCTGGTTAGTACGCCGACATTGACCAGTTGCTGGGCCGCTGACGCTACGTGCCTCATGGTGGC